GACTTAAATCCTACAATGCCTTCTAATTATTCAGCTGGAGAAATTGTTTATATTACATGGTGGAATAATCCTAATTTAATTCCTTCTAAAAGTACTTATTATGTATTTGTAATAGAACAAAGACTAACTTCAGGAAATGCTTTAAAAGGGCATAGAGTTTTTCTTTATAGAGCTAGCGATATAGTTATGAATGACATAACACCTACTACAGATCTTCAAGGAAGTGGTACCGCTAATGAAGGATTTTCAGTATCTACTGGTTGGCAATCAACAGAGTTCGCAGGTGGCTTTTGTATTATATTAAACAATGGTATTCAAGCACCTCATTATATAATGGATTTACATGGTAATACTAATATAGCTAATGTTCCTAGCTTAGCTGCGTTACCCGCGTGGGATTCATATAACACTGCTCCTAAAGTATTAGAAGCAACTGTTAAAGTAGGTTATGGTACACAAACAACTGTTGACGAAGGTCAGCCTAGGTTATTTGATTTAGGACAGAAGGTAGATTTCTCTAAGAATACTTTATATGTAACAAAACAAACCCCTAATGAAACAACAACTGAATGCCCTCCTGTAAAAGCTGCAGTAAATCCAGGATCTAACTGGCCGACTGGTGGTGCTATTGGAACTAACTTTACACCAGGAAATGTACCAGCTACTGTAAGCCAAGCAAACACTGATGCTACTTCAAACTTTCAATATGCTATCTATACTAATACTGATTCAGATACAACTAATATTGTTTTTAATACTAACATAGTACAAGATGATGTAGTAAGATGCTTTGTAATATCTAGAAAACCTGTTACGAATACTTGTGGTGTTATAAGATCTTTCGGTAGTTTCTTAGTTGCAGGTAATTTAAAAGAGTCCACTTCAGATGGTACGATTAATGAAATGCCAGGAGTTGTAAGAACTTCTGATGTTGCAGTACCAGGTTCAGTACCACAAAATTGGAATCCATTTGCAGCAGGTACAAATACTGCAGATGAATTTACTTTATCAGATACTTCTACTGTTCAGGATATGTTAGAACTCCAGGGAAATATGTATATCTATACAAACACCTCTATTCATAACTTAAGATTAACTAACAGTACAGTAACACCTGTTGCTTTTACTCCTGTTACTTCTCAGTATGGGTGTCAAACAACAGAAGGTGTAATAGAATTTGATGGTAAGCATTTAGTTGTAGGTAGTAATGATATTTATTTATTCTCAGGAAATCCAGGAAATATAACTTCGATTGCTGATTCAAGAATAAGAGATTACTTTTATGCGAATCTAAATAATGCAGCAGCTAATAATTTATTTACCTTACGTAACCAAGCGAATGATGAGATATGGATTTGTTATCCTAAGGGAACAAGTACTAAATGTAATGAAGCATTAATCTATAACTTTAGATTAAACAATTGGACATTAAGAGATTTAAATGGAATTATATCTGGTGTTATTGCTCCTGTAATTGGGGCAGGTACTAGTGATGCTGAGAGACCTTGGACTACAAGTACTGTTAATTTTAATAAACTTTTTCCAGTATTGGCACAAGTCTTTACATCAAATATAAGTCATTCTGGTTCATCTATCTTAGCAGCTGATGTAGGTTATCAACACCGATCTCTAGCTAATACTGCAGTTAATTATACTTCTTATTTAGAACGTGAATCAATGTCTATGACTCCTGAATTCTATACAGAACAGTTTCATTCAATTGCTTTATTAACTCAAGGAGCAGGTACATTAAACGTTAAAACAATTTCAAGCAATGCTCCAGCATCAACAATTGATTTTAGTAGTCCTACCGTTACAGGAACCTTTGCAATTGCGACTGCATATAAATCAGATGCTAGATTAAACGGAAGATTCCTTAGTTATCGAATTGATGATGGAACAAATACAGCAACCTCCTGGAATTTAGCAGGCCTTCAAATAGAGGTTCAGGAAGGAGGAACTAGATGACCGTTAATCAACCCTCACAAAATCCAAATAAAGATTCAGCTACAGCCGCTTGGGAACTAGAAGTAACTCAAGCAGCAAATGATGTACAACATCAGATCGATAATATAAATCAGTCTGTCGTTACTTCTAAACCTCAGGTAGCCATCTATTCTAATACACAAGATGGTGGTGTGCAATCATTTACACCTCCTGCAAGTGGCGATGGATTTGTAACTTACTTTAATTATACTGATGCATTACCTACTTTACCTGTAAGTGGTTTAACATTCTCTGCTTTTTCAGATGAAGAAATTGATTATGAAATTCAACAGTATATAGAAACTGCAAATAGACCTGTTAATCCAGGTACAGTTTCTTATGTTATAAATAGTGGTGCATGGACTTCAAGTGGTAGTTGGACTAAAGTAAAACCAACAATGGCAGGAGTTAATGTATGGACGAGCACAGCCCAGATTATAGGATCTGCTGGTCAGACAGTTGTTGCTAAGTGGAGTAACCCTAGATTATTATATGGCGGTCAGATTGGTGAAGGAACTTTATATTATACAACTTCACAAGCAAGCGCACCCTCAGCTCCAACAGCATCAGGTTATGATTTTGTTACAGGAGTATTTACAAGTTTAACAAGTGGATGGCAGTATGTACCTATCACTTCGGCAATGGGTGGTGGTACAACTATATCAGATAAGCATTGGCAAGTTAGCTTTCATGTAGAAGTATCTGAGACGAGTGAAGATCAGATATTTACATGGGGAACTCCAGTTGGTTTTATACCTATTGGTACTACATTACAATCAGATAACTTTAGTGCTGGTAGTGCTGGATGGCAGATAATAAGAAACACAGGTAACGCAGAGTTTAATAATGTAACTGCTAGAGGAACGTTAGATGCTAGCAGTATTACAACAGGAACCCTTAACTGTAGTGGTATAACTGTATCTAATTTAAATGCAGGTAGTATAACTGCAGGAAATCTTAATGCTGATAGAATCAATGGAGGTACTCTTACTGTAGGTAATGTAACAGTCAGTGGTGCTTTTGTTGCTGATAACCTTAATACAGGGGTTATTACACAGACTAATGGTTTTACAGCAGCTACTACAGAAACTGTTTCTACTCAATACTATAATATGTTTACGACTTCTAACAATTCTACTTTTGATACAGATATAATCTTTTATATGATAATCAGTACTAATATGTTCGGTACTCAATGGCTTGTAGGAAATAACTACTTACAAGTAGATGGTTCGGCAGTAACTAATGGTTCTCTTTATGTATCAGGGAATGGTGTTAATGTAAATCATTCAGCATACCGAGTTAATGTAGCAAAAAATAAATTAGTCAGATTTGCAATAAACTCTGCCGTAGTTGATACTGGAGGTTCTGGAACCCACTATCTGAGATGGAGTGGACTTGCTATGGAAGTGAGGAGGACGTCATGATAACTGTAATACTAGATAAAAATAATATAGTTACTATGGTAAGTAATGCTGATTCTAAACCTACTTTTAATTTAGAAGAAGGTCAATCTTCTGTTGAATCTGAATCTTTTCCTGAGCTTGGTTTAGAGTATGAACCATCAACTAAATCTTTTATAAGGAGTAGCCGAGTTAAATTTAAAGAGGTAAGAGAGAAAAGAGATAGACTACTTTCTTCAACAGACTATACACAGTTAGATGATAGCACATACCCAAGTACTAAGGACGCATGGAAAACTTATAGACAACAACTTAGAGATATAACTAAAGGAGTTACAGATCCTGATAAGATCGTATTTCCTGAGGAGCCAAAGTAATTGATAAGATTAATAGAGGACAACGATACATTTGAAGCTATAAAACTTATGAGAAGATATACAATTAGTAACGGAGATTTCTTCGGCTTTGAATATAATGAAGCAGCATGGATGAGATACTTCTTAGATATAGTTGAACAACAAAAAACAAATCCACACTACTTAGCAGTCGGTGATTTCACTGAGGATAATATAGTGGGATTCTTAACAGCAACATCTTATGTAAATCATTATGATAATAGATATGTAATGGATGTTAAAGATTGTATTGTAAATTTAGAAAACAAGAACAACGCATTTATAGTTTACAGATTATTTGATAGTATGATAGAACATACTAAAAAACATGGTGGTAAACACTGGAGGGCAGACTCAGTACGAGGAGAAAGTGATTCATTTAAATATGGAGAACTATTAAAACGCAGATATAATGCAGAAGTAAGCGCGTCAATAAGAGGCGTCATAGGAGAATAAATATGGGTGGAGGAAGAAGTGCACCACAAACCACAACAGTTTCTGGAGGAATAGATCCGGAATTTAAACCGTATCTTGAACAGGTTTTATCAGATGTTACAGATAGATATACAGCTGACAAAGGAGATGTTAGTAAAACAGTAGCAGCAATGGATCCTAGTCAGACAGCAGCTCTTGGAGCTCAGAAGACATTAGCGAACCAGGCAATTGCTGGAACAGGCGCTTATGATTATACGAATGCTATGAACAGAGATCTAAGTAATGTCGTAGGTTCAGCAGCAGGTCAAGCAGCTCTCGGTGGATATGGTGGATCAGCACGTTCACAGAAGATGATGGCTAGCGCAGTTGGTGATAAGTCTTTACAATTTCAACAACAGCGACAGCAAGACATAGCTAGTGGAGCTCAGGCTCTTGGACAAGTAGGTAGTGCTAATCAAGCTTATAAGCAAGCTCAACTAGATGCACCTCATACACAGGCTTCAAGATACTTCGGTTACTTAGGAGCTGCACCACAACAACAAATCCAGAAGACTACTGGTGGTGGAGGTAAGTAATGGTTTTACCTAGTGAATACGCAGGATATTATCCGGAAGAAGAAGTAGAAACAATTATTGATATAGCAAAACCAAATGATTCAGGCGCAATGCCTGCACCTAATTATCAGATTGCCGGACCTCTCGCAGATCATAAACCTAATACTGCAATGAAAGATGCTATGGCATCTGCTGGTGCTAATGTTGCAGGGACTGTAGGAGAAGCTGGTCTTATGGGCGGTGGACCTAAAGGAACTTTCTTTGAGAAAGGTTTATGGGGATTAGGTGGTGGTGCTGGTAGTGCTACTATGCCTGCTGCGGCTGGTGCTAATGTGGCAGCTACTGCTGGTAATGTAGCTAATGCTGCAACAATAGCAAATGCTGCTGGAGCTAGTGGTGCTGCTGGTGCCGCAGGATTAGGTGGTGGTATGATGGCTGCGTTAGCTTCTAACCCTATTGGCTGGGCTGTGGGCTTAGGTATGTTAGGAAAAGGGTTGGGTTGGTTTAATAAAGGTGGAGGAGTCGGTCCTCTGTCCCCGCAGTATAAAGAACACGGTGGTTCTTCATATAAAGAAGACTTTCCAGGAATAGGCGGATTTTCAATGTTAAGACCTTTTGTTAAGGGTGTAGATAGTTTAACCTCTAAGTTACTTGGATATGATAGATATCCTCATAGTAGCGATAACAGTTCAGCCATGCATACAGGTCAGTCTTGGAATGAGATGGGACCATTAAGTCAAGAAAAAACAAAGCCTCAATCAACTAAGATAGAAAAGAAAGAGACGATTGAATATAAGAACTAGGAGTTTAGTATGAAATATAAAACTACTCAAAAGGATCGGTATGGAAACATGAGATCTTTGGAAATTGAAACTGATGGCAATAACTTAGAGGTTCCTCCTATGGGCTCTGGTATTCCTCAGTATGAAGCTGTTGGAGGATTAGCTGAGAATCATCCAGGAGCACCAAAGGGATCTGATACTGTACCAGCTTGGCTTACTCCTGGGGAATTTGTTGTTAACAAAGAAGCTGTTGATATGTATGGTCCACAGATTAAGAAGATGAATGATGCTGGTAGAGAAGTACAAGATGGGAATATGAATCCTAATCAGGCTCCTCCTATGTATGCAAGCACTGGTAAAGAAGTTGAAGATAGGAAAATTAAAATCTATAAACATCTTGCTAATGAATGGGGATTACCTGATAATCAAATTGCTGCAGTTATGGGGCAAATATATCATGAGTCAGACAAATCATTTAATCCTTTTAGATTAGAAGACAATGTGCCTGAGTATAAACGAGGTGAAGGTTTATTTCAAAATACTCCTGGCAATAGTAGAATGCTAAAGCCTTATCATGAGTATCTTATTGGAGAAGGTATTATTCCAAAAGAAAGTATATTAATTGGAGGCTCAGATTTATTAAGAGATAAAATGACAGAAGATCAGGCAATAAAATCTCAGTTAGATTTCTTTATGAAAAGCTTTATGGATTTTGGAGAGACTACATTTGATAAAAAGGGAAAGCCTATAACAAGTGTATTAGATGCAACAAATCCTGTAACAGCGCATGGTTGGGAGAAAGCAAATTTAATGAAAGATGCTTTTGCAGATACAGATTTGCGTACATTAGCAGTTAAGGCAGATTCAAATCCTTCATTAACAGGCGGACTTACTTCTTTTATAAATGTGCCTAATGATGCACTTGATGCAAGAAATATTGCTACTGAAAAAATGTTAAAAGAAATTAATTCAGGAAAGTATAGTGATTATAATTATCAAGAAGACTTAGGGAATATGCCTACTGCAATGTTAGGTAGTGTACCCAGCATTCAAGATCCTTCTCAAATACCTGATGGAGGTTTGATTGTTAAAGATATTCCCAGACCCCTTGGTAGCGATCAGTCTCTTGGCGATGCTGTTATGGATAAAGTTCAAGGAGGCTTTAATATAGTTAGAGATAAAGCTGGTAATGTTATTAATTGGGTGGGAGATACTGCTACTGATATTCATAATGTACTACATCCTACACAAGAAGAGATGGGTTGGAAAAATAAAGGTGGTCCTATTCATGCTTATGACGGAATGCAAATACCTCTTACTAGGGGTGGAGGTACACCCTGGTATAATAATCCTAATGTAAATCTTTGGCCTTGGGGTAAAGAGAAGACTGATGAAGAGAAGTATTTAGAAACACTTGAAGATCAATTAGGAAGCTCTTTACCTTTTGGTTATGGCACACAGTCTTCAGGCTTTGATTATGGCGATCAAATGGTACCACCTGTATATACAGATCCATCAGAAGTTCCTGAAGAATTAGTACCAGGAGATGTGCAAGAGATAGAAGATGTTGTAGAACCAAGTGTATTTAATCCTTGGGATTACGAAGCTGGTATGACATATAAATATCCTTACTCTTATCCTGAAGTTGGTAGTGCTCAAAGCATACCAGTTCCTAGCGGAGTAGATCATGGATTTCAGAAAGAGTTAGATAAAAAGATTCTTGATAATGTTGATAGCTTTAATCTTCCTAAAGAAGAGACAAGTGCTTCTTCAATAAATATGAAAAGAAATTTTCCACAAAATAAATATGGTCCAAGAGGATTCTCCGGATACCCTGAAGTTCCTACTATAGAAAATAATAATATACCTATAAATAATAATGTACCTATTCCAGAGATAGATGCTCTTAATGATATACAACCTGGTCCTTTCACAGGAGCGCTTGGAGCAGATGAAGAAGATAGAGCTCCTTTAATTCCTCCAATGCCAGGAGAAGATATTATAGTTGATGATAGAACAGAAGACTATCGACCTAGCGGATTTGTTCCGACAATGTTAGATGCTAATCCTAATACAGTAACAGAAGACCTTCAGTTAGGAAATATAGCAGAGCTAGAAGCAGAGTATCAAGATGCTGTGAACACAGCTATGCTATCTAATCCAGATGATCCTGACTTTAAAGCGAAGCAAGCATATGTAAAGAAAGCAAAAGAGAAATTAGATGCTGCGAAATCTGGGCACAAGATACTTGATGCTTATAGAGATGTTGCTCCACAGTTTGGAGGAGAGCCTCAGTGGATTAAAGATGCTGAGATTCGTAATTTAATTGCAGATGAGCAAGCTACG